GGAAGAACAGTGAACGCGGAAACTAGGAATACTCTTTGTGATGAGTGCAAGGAGGATTGTATATGAGCCCTGAAAAGCTGCTAGCACAAATGTCAGGACTGTATCAGAATTTTAAAGTGAACCCATCATAAAATATTTGAGGTGGAATAAATGCCCCACAAATACAAAGGCGTGGAATGGACTGAAGCCCCCGGACATCCCACTTTGAGATATACCGAACAAGGAGATGAACTGATATTAGAATATCATAAATCACACGTTCACACCACATGGGTCCGTGTGGAGAGAGTCGCAGCACTTAGGAAAATTCCAGATGGGAAATCATCAAAACCAAACAAAGAAGCAATCAAGCGCGGGTTAAAAGGACTTATGCCTGCACCACACACACAGAATAAAAAATGTGGAGTGTCTTTGTTTGTAAGGCTGGTAGCTGACGGGGAAATTACTAGGAGTGGATGTTAATGTCCTGTATATACTCCCCAAAAAACAAAAAGTCAACAATTACATGCAGGAGTTATGATCCTAAAAGCCGGATGTGCACTCAAAATGTTTCAAACCCTGGATATTGCGGCATATATAAATTTATTTTGGCGAGGTGTTGTAAAAATGTCGCATGATGGCAAATACTCCAAAAATATTATAACATGTGATCCAAAAATCCGAGGCACTGCTATATGCCATTTAGAGGCGAAATGTGGGACTTGTAAACACGCCCTGAAGTATGAGATCGATAACTTCTTAAATTCAATTGCTGAGGCTGTCGGGGCTTATGTGGATGCATCCCCAGCGCAAATAGAAAAGTTGTCACTGTCATTACAAAAGTATAGGACTCCTGTTTGTATTTGTTCCCCCCCTCCTATGAAAGATCCAGGGACAGGGAAAGATATCGTCACTCTTGAAGAGGTCGCTTGCCCTAGAAAAGAATGTGCTGATGAAATTAAGATAAATGGTATTTGTCATTGTCATGTTTTCAAGGCAAAAGTCCCTCTATTTTGTGAGGGGCTTATTAAGAGAACAGATGAGCAAACCGACAAAATGAAGGGTGATTAATTGCCGCGTATAGATTACGGGCAAGCTCCCCCCATAAAACCCGATTTCAAAAACACAAGGGTTGTCCGGTATGGCAGAAGTCCTAAACAGTGTACTGAAACGAAGTATATAGATAATCGGTATTTGAATTCTCCGAATGGTGGATATAAGGGTTTCTCATTGGTTGGATTTAACCCAACAACTGGACAATGGAGAATATTAAAGGGGTGGGAGTTTTGGTGATGCATCCTAAAAAATCGGGTCGCCAACCGCTCACAGCCGACCACTACGAAGCAGAAATTCGAGCACTCTATCCAGCCGTGCAGCTCCTAAAAGCTTATTGCGAAGCGAATCCCGAAGACACTGAGAGCCTGAAAGAACTTGAAAAGAAAAAAGATAAATTACGGTATAACCGGGATAAGTGGGCAGAACGAAAAGACAAAATTGTTTATGTTGCGAATAACGAAGGGCTCCCAAATTCCGAAAAAGAATTAGGATGCAAGACTGAACCAATGAAACCATATCACGCCAAGAAGTGGCCGTATAAGCAGGCAGGAGATTATCAGGCATATGTTGAGGGAGTCGGGTGGTATTATGTATGCAGGGAAAGGAAAACATTAGAAGACCTATACGGGACATTGATGGACCGTGACCATTGGAAAAACCTATGTGAAGAGTTTGAAAGGTTCAAAGAAGATCCTCGATTCAAGACATGGGGGATATTCAGATTTGATTTAGAATGCACTGAAAAAGAGTTCTATAAATACCTTCCTCATTGGCCAAAAACATGTAAGTTTTGTGAAGTGAAAAGGCAAAAGATGGATTCGGGTGAATATTTTTGCCCAAGGTCATTAAACATTTTAGAGTATGATCCTGGACCTGATTTTAAATGCCATGCTGGATTTAATGAGAGGGAACGTGATGAAACGACACTAAAGTCCATACGAACAATGAAGGAAAAGAGAATCAGACAATGTTTTGAGATGGGGATGCAAGTGGTCTGGAGAGGGAGCAGAGAAGCCGCATATGAAGCGTATAGACCTGGGATAGAGGAATGGTTGAAACTGAATTATGTTAAGCTCCTGAAGCTCGACGAGGCTCCATATAATGACCGTGTTGCCCTTGAAAACAAGATTGCTGAGTGCGAGGTTGTCCTGTTTACGTTGAAGTTTTCGCTTGAGCAAATTAAAAATAATCTTGAAGAGGTTGAAGCATGACAATCAGGGAGAAGTGCTCAAATTGTTCTGAATGGATAGAGAAAACCTGCAAAGGGTGTCACATTTTTGAGAATACCTGTGATTGTGAACAGTGCTGTATAGATGAGGATGAGAAAGCGAGTCAACTACTCCACGCTAAAGCTTCAAGCTTCCTTCCTTATGATCCGTGAATAATTATTTTTTTACTTTTTTACTTCAAACCACAACTCAATAGCCTCTTTGACCCTCTCTCTAACCTCTTCAAGAGTCTGCCCCTGAGTATGGCAGCCGGGCAACTCAGGAACATCAGCGAGAAATATTCCATCCACGTCCTGTTCAATTATTATTTTATTGTTTAAATACATAAAAATGCAAAAACAGACTTTTCGAGTTTCATGTTTTCCTGATATTTCGCATACGTTAACGGTGTTAAACATGGCACATGAGATATTAATATTTACATATGGAAAATATTTATTCATCGAGATTATTAAAAAAGTTTATATATTCGGAAGTTATGATGATATATATTCAATCGAATGCCCCCCATTCCATTGAAGAAGTGTGTAACTCCTGTGTTAATTCTAAAAACGGCCAGTTGTCTTCTGAAAAAACACCCACATAAAAACGAGTCAGATAAGAGAGTGCTTGGTAAGTTTGGAGCCATCCTCAGAAACCAAGCACTTTCGCCTCCTATTCTACAAGTGCGCTAACACTTGCAATACTCTTTTCTGCGTCTCTAACATATATATGTTTCGTAAGTTAATAATATAGTACGGAACTAACATAACTATTCTGTTGAGTTTTATAAAAATCATACTGCTTTTGATTATTAAAAATCGGGCTGTATATATTGTTATATTTATTTTGTTGGTCGAATTTTGAGAGGTATTGAATTAATAGATCATTCTCGGTGAGGTATTCTTCGATTTGTGTAATGGTGGATGTGCCTGTATGTAAAAGAGATGATTGAATCATACAGGATCACTCTCGGAATAATAAATAATCGTAATATCCTTCCCGGCATGCTCTTTCCCAACAGATGATAAATTGCCCTTCTCCCCAACGGCACAAGTAAAAACGCAATCATCCGGTGTGATGTCAACAGTTGAGAGACATACTCTTTTTCCAAGAATTACAGTTACGCTTTTCCCTGCAAGTCCAGGAAGCCACATAGCAGGATAGCCTCTTTGAGTTACTTTTGAGTATTCTGATCTGTGGTGTGCGGAGAGGTCAAAATAAAAAGGGAGGATGTTAGGGTATTTTTGGGTTTTTGAGGGTCTGCCTGCCATTTTATTAAGCTCCTTGGATGTGGAGGGCTCTTGCCTTTCCTGCAATCTGAAGCTGTGTTTTGTAGTGAGCATTCTCTTCCCCTTCGGTATACAGAAACTTGTCTGTGAAATAATCAACTTGTTCAGAAAGAAATTCAGATATATCCTGCCCGTTAAAACTGTTAATTTTGTTTTTCATGGTATCATTCTTGTAATTCATTTTTGTAACCTCTTACTACACGATACATAGTATTACACGGTATACTATATATAATTTACTAGAGCTTATAAAGAACTCCCTGTTTTCTGAGTCTGTTGTTATGGGGGAGGGTTGTTATTTTGGATGGGATTAGATTAATTTTTTAGATTGTAGGAAAGTTTATATACTTAGATGGGATACTTAGTAGTATATGAGCGAAACAATGACAATCTTAACAACCCCTCCTAAAATCGAGATGTGTACATGTAATAGATGCGGGTGGCAGTGGTTCCCGAAATCCCCCACTAAGCCGCGAACATGCGCAAACCAGCGATGTAGGAGCCCTTATTGGGATACTCCTAGAACACGGAAGACAAAAAAAATAAACGATGAAAACTGAAGTATAAGGAGTGTTTAATATGTCAAAAAAGTTTGGAGCCACACCAGATAGTGAATACTCTTTTTCAGATACTTCTTATTTAGCTATCCCTCACGCTTTGATGAAATACAATAGTACAATGTTGTACAATTCCTATCTAATTTTAGAGGGGCAGCTTTCGCAAATAGATTGTACCGTCGATCCTCTGATGTATGAAGAGATTGAAAGACTAACTCAGGCCGTTTTTGATTGTTGGGTCTCGCTTGGGTATCGAGAAGGTGAAGCGGATGGAGTTAGAGTTTAATCGCTGCAAAAAGTATGATGCTGAGCTTAAAGCATGGGCTAACTTTATTCCTGAATTAAAAGAGATACTTGCATTTGATCCACATACATATGATAAAGGAGTACAGGCTTGTTTAGAGTTAAAAGTAAACACGTTAGGCAAATTAAATAATATTATTAAAACTGATACAAACAACGCCCCGCAAATAGAATATGGGTTTTCGACAGAATCAATACTTGAAATAATGAATTATTATGGGGGAAAAGGATGGGGTGGGTATAAAGAATCGTATGGAGAAGTTGAAGAAAACGAACCCCAGCGGATTAGAAGAGAAAAAGTATTTTCAAAAATAATAAAAGATGGTAGAGCCGAATCTGAAAAGGAAAGGTCTTATATTAACAATATCGTCCGTGAATGGAATAAATACGATGCCCCAAAAGCCGAAAAAGGCGAGTATGATATTAGAAATTCAGGGATATTTAGAACCGCAGAAACAATGAATGAAACCACCGGAGAAATACAGCACGTCCAAAAGGAAGTATGTAGGACACCGTTTGTACTATGCGGAGTAAGTGTGCCCCATTTCAATGAAGAAAATGTATTTTACAAAATAAGATACCCGTATGTGGATGGTGTAATAAAAGAATTTTGGGCGAGTCAAAGCACCCTCCTTTCAAGGAAAGAGCTTAAAACTCTGTTCCTCTCCAAAGGTATAAACTGCCCTGAAAACGCGCTCCTGATGGAAACCCTAGAGTATATCAGCAGGAGTATAGGGGAATTCAGCCAACAGTATAAAAAAGAATTTTCAGCAAAAAGAAACGGCTGGACTGATGACCGTTCTTGTTTTGTGTTGGGGGATAGAAGTATAAATTCAAGAGGGATATCCCCGATTTTATCTGTAGGTGATGGGAAGGGATTTCCTGAACTTGAGAAAAAAGGGACAATTAAAGGGTGGGTGGATGGAGTAAGTTTTCTTTTAGATTATGATGTTATCCGCTTCAAGTGTTATGACGCAATGACAGCGCCCTTAAATTCAGTACTTGGTGTTGAATCACACGTAACCGACCACTATGGGAACACATCACAGGGAAAAACGTTTTCCGCGTGGGTAGCTCTTTCAATGGTAGGGGATGCCGAAGGGCTAACAATCGGGGCAAAAAGTACAGCTAAAGGAATTTTAGTTCATGTACGGGACTTCTCAGACCTCCCGATTTTGATAGATGAAAGCTCAGATGCGGGCGATCACCTTTCGGATTTAGTTTACCCTCTGACAAGCAACAAGGGGCGAGTTAAAAGCACTGTAGACGGGCAGAGGGACGGCGGCGAAGAATACCACACTACTACAATGTTCACCGGCGAGAAGCCTATAAGGGATTGCTTACAGAACTCCGGGCAACAGTATAGAGTTAATGAGTTAGATGATACCCTCCCCGACCTCTTGACAAAAGAAATAAACAGAGTTAAGCGGGCGATTAGAGATAATCACGGGCACATAATAGAAATGTATATTCAAGAAGTATTCAAGCGGATGGAGGACGGAACTTTACAAAATCTTTATGATGAGTGTTTTGATAAACTTCCAGATAATACTTCTAACATCGAGGGGCGTTCCCGCTCTATATTTGCATGTATTATGGTGGCAGGTGAAATATTAGAATCCATTTTTCTGAAAATCGGGTTGCCAGCAAAGGACCCTGCCGAGATTGTAAACAAATATTTTGAGAAATGTATTTTAGATAAACCGGTTGAGCTTGAATATATCCGCGCGCTCAGGGTTGTTCTCGATTGGGTACAGTCTGAGTACGGGAGATTTGGAGAAGTCGAAACTATGGAAATCCCCTTGAAATCTGATGATGAGGGTAATTTAAGTGACTTTGGCAGCAAACCAAAAACGAATGAATGTATAAAACAGTTTGATAAAAACAAGAGATATGGATTTGTAGAGCCCGCGTTTATTGATATTTTCGGTTCAGAGTTCTCCAAAAAGATGAAGGACGAAGGTTTTTCCCCTATGAAAATAAAAGAAGATTGGTGGAAACAGGGTATTACAGTATCAAATGATGATAAACGCCCTGGTACTTTTAGGACATCTCGAAAGGGACATGGACCTTATGCAGGTATTCGGATTAACCGCGCAATTGCTACAGAGCTTGCAGGATATAACGAGGATATTCCATTGCCTAAAGACAATAGAGAGGCTGACCAGTACACTAAAATTAAACTTATAATGGAAACCATACAGCTTCTTACAAAAGTGCAGGGTGAGGCTGACATCCAGCTTATACGGCAGATCCTTAATTATGCTGAACTTGATGAATTATTAACTATATTGTCAAAAACCGGTAAAATATTAACAACTTCTAAAACTACTTTCAAATCTATTTATTAAATAAACAAAAACAAACACGAAATAAACAAGTAACAAACATAAAATAAACAATTCTAAAAACGATTAATAAACATCAATAGACACTATTCATATAATAAAACAAACAAAACAAACAAAACGGTAATAACATACACGTGTACAAAATAAATTATGTTAATTCCTATATATGGAAATTATATGTTCTCCGTAATTTGTTTGTTTTGTTTGTTTTTAACTTCTTAAACGGTTATAGATACCGTTTATCATGTTGTTTATTGTGTGTTTTCTTGTTTATTTTTGGTTGTTTTTTGTTTATTTGAGTAAAACAAACAAAAAGTTTGGAGCCACTATGACAAACACAACACAACACAAACAATCCTATCTTTTCTCTCAAGAATCTCGGCTAAGTGTTCCTGCACTTGTCTACTTCGGTAATGCTGAAGGCCCTCTTAATGACGAGGTGGACGCATGATACTAACTGACTCAGTGTCCTCAATCATGCAAGCAACCCCATCAGACTATCTAGTACATTTTGAAGATATCCCTCTTGTATATGGAATTGAATGGACTGAGCGAGCTATTAAGAGGGTTACAGTATGAAAGTGCGAAGAAAAGTACATTCCTCTCAATTTCCTGAATTACCAATGACCGCATCAAAATCTGGATTTATTTATACTGTGATTCATGGAGCAGGTGCATGTGATTTACCGGTTTCGTATTCTGAGAAAGAGTTTAAGATGTTATTTGAAGTTGTGGAAGGCGATAACATTATAAAATACTAATAACATTATATTATAACAGGACATTAAAGGACAATCAGGACACCGCTAAATAATGGCAGCCGTTAACAAAATAGTCAAGTATAACCTTGAAGAAAAAGCCCGAATCCTCAATGAACGGGGTACTTCATTACGGGACATTGCGGACATTCTCTCTCATGAATCGAAACAGGATATAAATAAAAACTCAGTGTACAACTTTTTAAAGAGTGATACCAAATACACTGCTGAAATTATCGAGAAAAAAACAGCTCTCAAGGTAGCAGTCGCAGAAGCCGAGATTTCTACAATTGAGGATAGAAAAAAGGTTATCAGAGGGCTCTTAGCTATCGCGGAGAGTTCGGAGTTTGATAGAGACAGGGTAGCAGCTTATAAGGTTGCTACAGAGGCTCTGGACAGCCTCGATAAGCGTCTTGGTAAGCTATCCGGTGTATCCGGTGTGACAATCAATAATATCAACGCCGTTAAGCTCGCCGACATTCCAACCGAACAATTATTGAGGATGGCTAATGTTACCGGGAAGTGAAGAGTTCTCTCAGGCTGAAATAGGGCAGGAGCTCTTAAGACGCAGGCTGGCAACTGACAAATTATTAAATTTTACTACTTTTACAAAACCGGATTATCAGGTAAACTGGCATCATGAACTAATGTTCAAAAAATTAGATGAGTTTATCTCAGGTAAAATAAAACGGCTTATTATTTCCTGTCCTCCTAGAAATGGAAAATCTGAGATTGTTAGTCGGAGGCTTCCTGCTTATTTATTCGGGAAAATCCCAACCTGTCAAATTATAGCATGTTCCTATTCTGCAGATCTGGCTCAACGAATGAATAGAGATGTACAGAGGATTATTGACAGTCCAGAATATCACACACTCTTTCCTGACGTTGGTCTTAATGCATCGAATGTAAGGACTACAGCGCAGGGCAGTTTCTTACGAAACTCTGATATTTTTGAAATAGTCGGTTCCTCTGGTGTCTATCGTTCTTCAGGGATAGGCGGTGGTATTACAGGTATGGGTTTTAATTTCGGCTTGATAGATGACTACTGTAAAAACCGAGAAGAAGCCGAAAGCTCTACAGTTAGAGATAAGGTTTATGAGTGGTACACAGACGTATTTTTAACACGAGCTGAAAAAGATGCTTCTATCCTGATAACCGCTACACGTTGGCACGAGGACGACTTAATAGGCAGACTGCTTAAACTCGCTGCCGAATCTCAGGACGCTGACCAATGGGATATAATCACCCTCCCGGCATTATCTGAAGAAACCAGGCCAGATTATGACCAGAGGACCGGGGAAGATCAACCGTTATGGCCGGATAAATACCCAATTGAAGCACTTAATAAGATTAAAGCAACTGTTCCTATTTACACATGGTTATCCCTGTATCAACAAAGACCAAGCGCAGCAGACGGCAACCTATTCAAAAGAGAACATTTTAAATATTGTACTCAATCAGGATCTTTAATTGACATGGGCGATAAAAAAGTATTACTTAATCAATGTAAAATATTTCAAACATGTGATCCTGCAGCCTCTACAAAAACAACAGCCGATTATTTTGTATTAGGTACGTGGGCACAAACTCCACAAAATGATTTAATCCTGCTTGATATTCTCAGAACTCGCTTAGAAGGCCCTGATCAAGTTAATCTTTTCAAGCAACAATATCTGAAATGGAAACCTGCTTTTCAAGGTATTGAAAGTGCAGGACTCGGAAAAACTATCTATCAGATGCTTGTTCGGGAAGGGCTCCCAATCAGAGAGCTAAAAGCGGACACTGATAAATTCACACGGGCATTGCCAGCAGCCGCCAGGATGGAAGCAGGGGCTATTTATTTCATGAGTGGAACTCAATGGTTACATACATTTGAGGAAGAGCTTTTAAGTTTTCCGAATGGCGCACACGACGACCAAGTTGATGTTTTATCTTATGCGGTTTCTGTGTTAATAAGTTCCCAATGTGCACCAAATTATGAAACGTCTTTTGCAGGGTCCAGCTTCTCAAGTGGAGGAATGAGAGTATGATAAACAAAAAAACATGTAATGATAATACAAAAACAATTATAATTAATGAATACGGTGATATATCTGATAACATATGGTCGACTCCAGACCAGTCCCCCGTAGACGACCTTATAGACTTAAGGAACTTTTTTAAATATCATACTCCAGAGGACGATGAATAAATAATCATAAGTAAGGGGGCACGAGGGTTTAATTTTTTCAATTTTCCTTTAAATCCATTCTTCCCTATTTTCATTTATATGCCCCCTTCTAAAAAATTAATCTCTGCAACTCCCTCCACCGATGTGCAAGCCTCCCAAGTGGGGGCCGGAGTTGCTGAAGTATACGAAGATCATTATATTTCTCATCAAAATTTACTCAAGTGGATAAGGGAAACTAAACACAAATTACCTATAGCATCCCCTCTAATCCGCAGAGAGGCTTTTTTAGCAGATCCTCTTTTGAAGGGAACCATTTATCCTTACTTGAAAAATACTCTCTTAAAGAGCTTTACAATCGCCACTAAAGATAATAAATTATATTCCGCAGCTATCGAGGAAATCACTGACCACATTGAAAACATAAGACTAATGCAAGTATTTCGTGAGGACTTCATAAACTATGGATTTTTGGACGGTCATTCATACCGCAGGATGGACCCGGATCAGCAGGGTAACATAGCACGATTAGAAAAGATAGAACCATCTTCAATGACTACCTACACGGACCCCTGGGACTCTTCGATTATCGCATATCATCAGAGAGCCTTAATTAATTCTTCCTGGTCCCAAATGGGAACGACTACAGAAGTGGATTCCTGGTTTATTCCATTCCAAAACGATATAAAAGACATTAACGCCACCTATATTCAGGATAGAGGAGCAGGCAACAACTTAAAAGTATTTGATTTGTTTGAGTCTTACAAATTAAAATACTCAATTACCAATATTAATAACCTCAGGATTGCAGCCGCCGAGCGTGTTATAGCAATGCACAATTCAGAGAGGTTGACAACTCAAAATTATTATGATGATCATTACAGTGGAGAAGCAAATAATCCGGCTCCGATTGATAGCGTTTTGTTGGCAATTTGGTTAAAACGGCTCTTGCTTGTCAACGCTCCGAATCTCATTTTTGTTATCCTGTCGCCGTTTTTACATCTTAAAATGGGCGTTCTTAGGGAAGTCACAGATTTAGCAGGAAATAAACGGCTGATCTCTTCACTTCCTCAAAAACCATCAGGTGACGCAAGTAATCCTAACTATGCTAATGAACTTGCAAACTACACGGCGTTCGAGGACTCCCTCAAAGATTCCATGAAGAACCTGCTCGACTGTCTTAAGAATGGCGGTGTGTATGCGACAGGCCCTGATCAGGATTTAAAACCGGTTGAAAGTTCCCGCAGTGCATCTTTCCAACTTATTAACGGGTTAATTACCCAACTTAATGAAGAGATTGGTCAAAACTTCGGTTTTCCGATGTCGCTTATAACGGCAACCGGTACGGAATTGGCATCATCAAGGAGTATCCTACAAATATTTAATAGTGTTCACGCAGGAGAACGAACAGAATATGAGAGTGTGGCTAACAAACTCATTAACAAAGCGTTTACCGGGAGAACCTGGACAGGTAGTTACATTGAAGAAGACAAAGAAACAACTGTAAAATATTCTTTTGAAGAAATTAAAGCTCATTTTGAATTAGATGTTCCTGATACTAAGGATCTTTTGCAAGAAGCACAGACATTTAAGACGGCTGCCGAGACACTTACACAAGTAAAAGGACTTGGAGCAAGCAAGGGAGATCTGCAAGCTCTTGGAGAAGAATACGGGTTTGGATTGCTAGGATTAGACAACTATGACGCTCAGGAGAAGCCCGTCACTGAGATAACACAAGAGGATAGTACACAAATCAATGCCATCTTAACATCTTGTCTTGCTGAGGTTCTCAGAGAGCAGGGTGTTATCTCTGTTAATCCTACAGCTCCGAGTAATTTTCAGGAAAAAGAGTTAACTGATAAATTGCAGGAAGCTTATCAGACTGCAAAAGAAACTATGGAGCAGTTATTTGAGGAGCATTAATTAAAATATCCGTTTTGTGATGTTAACCTCATAGTGTATCCAAAACTCGATGAAGTTAACATATTATAAAGTTAAACAGGAATTAATAGATTTACATATATTTTTCGCCAACATACTTATAAACTGATTCAGTCTTGTCACAATCTACGAAGTATATTTGAATAATAACATTTTTATTTTTATCTCGTAGTTCATTCCAGATTTCCTCCGCTAACTTTTCATCAAAAGTTTCTGTGCATATATCAAATCTTTCAAACTCGACTGCGTCAGGGCCGTATATCTGTTCCATTATAACATATTTTAATCTGTGGTTTTCTTCTGTCATATTTCTCATATCCCCCATTACGGTCTTTTCGAAATCTACAAGACGACCTATTATCCAAATTATCTGCGTGTCAATATCCTCACAATCACCATAATAAATTTCTTTAATTCTCTGTACAGTTTCTGGTTTTAATTCAGTCATTTAAACCCATCCATTTGTTTCTCTTATTATATTCACATTCCAATAAATCATATAATGTACCAATTACTTCGAGATATTCTTCATTACTATTTGGCAGTTCAGATAATCCAGCTTTCAATAGTTCAATTTCTAAATCGGTTAACTGTGAAACATCCAACATTTAATAAACCTCCTTAAGCATACTCTATAAACATGTTTCTTACTAGCAGATTAATGTAAAATTAAATAAATTGTATCAGTGTTTTCCATCCCCTTAAAAAACCCAGTTCCTAACGCCAGTCTCTGATTTTTAAATGAACTGTCTGAAATGTCTGTGTATGTATATGTTTTTCTTTTCCTAATATCATCCTCATTTATTTTTGCAGTCTCATCTAAAACTAACGTATGAGCATTTTTCATAATAAAAACATCTATCTTCTGTCCTGGCTTAATCCTGTTTACAACTTTACCGGCTGGAATCCTGCCCTCTTTTAATTTAGAAGGTGGGATCTCAGAAGGGGCCAACGAGGTATGCTGAATAATTCCTGAAAAACGTATCTCAGAAGTCATTATATACACATCCCTTGGTATTCACACCATTCACAAGCCCATGACACTTTCTTATTAAATTCTAATCTTTTGATACTGTCTAATGCATTTTGAATCATGTTCCCCTTTCTTTTCCATGCTTTAGGATTAGTGATACACTCTGCTTCGTATTGATATCCATCTTTCAAAAAGACAAAAACAAATTTTCGTAAGTAATGCCCGTGTTTCTGCATGAATAATTCATTTAGAATGTAAGCCTGTATTTCGTAGTCGTTTTTATAATCTTCATGATAAGATCCCGATTTCCAATCTACTCCGATTCGCTCAGAAATCCAGTGAACATCAAAAGTCCCTAAAAATGGCTTTTCAAATATGTACCCTTTATAAGTTTCAGGGTTGTTTTTATCCTCGTAATTAGTTTCAAATACGGGATTATCTGGCATTGTTTGAAGAAAATCAAGAGCAATTGTTAATTTTTGTTGTTTTTCAAGGTCGTCAGATATGAAAATACCTTTTGAAATGTCTTCGTGAACGTCTGAACCTTTTAATAGATGTTCAGTTTTTTTCCCTTTTGCTTTATATATATAAGCTAGTAAAAATTTATACCCACACTTTCTTTTTGTTAGAATGTGGGACGTTGAATAACCTTTTGGGAGTGGGGGTTTCCCAAATGTTTGAAGTGTTGCCTGTTTCATACATCCACTTCCTCGTCTATTATATCCCACGCTCGGCTGAAATCCTTGTCTCTAAACAAGTCTGCAAGCCCTCCTATCTGCTTAAGCCTGTCAACCTCATCTGCATCCATTCCCAAATTCTTTGCGATCCATGTGTCAGATTTCCCATAATGGTGAAGCTCTGCAACCAGATCGCTCATCAAATCAATATCATGGGTTCCCCTCGCGCGATTATGCCTGATTGTAGAGGCAATCCTGTATTCAATTGGCTTGTCAATCACGACAACGGGGAGCAGTCCTTTTTCACGAACGAAAATACGGTTGCTCGTTTTCATTACTTGGTATCTATGAAACCCGTCAACTACTATGTATTTATCTTTTTCTGCATCATAATATGTTACAATTGGTTGAGTGTATCCATCCTCCCATATAGACAATTCCAATAGTTTGAATTCAGGTGGTGCAACTTTATTTGGGTTATAGTCATTTGCAACAACCTTTTCAATAGGTACAGCCTGAACTCCGTAAACTGGACTTTTGAAACCATTCGTTAAATCTTCAACATCGACTTTCTCAACATATTTTTTAACTTCTATTATAATCTCTGCAAGTTCTTTAGTGGATATTAATTCTGGTTTATCATCATCCATCTTAGATCCCTCTATACTTTTCAATTATTTTCTTAACTCGCTCGCTCTGCTCTTTCGTAGGTGCAAATCCCATCCATTTGCAAACATGATCCATTTTTATAATACAAAACGTCATTCTCTTCCATGATGGAATATCTATCGTGCTTTGGATATCATCAGTATCATCAGGAATTTCTTTAAATACAACTGCTTTTTTGCCATGTTTTGACCAGGGGGACGTGCCATCAATAGCAATTGGGTATTTCAATGTTTCCAGCTCTGTTATTGCGTCCTCTGTTACCGCTCCTCCCTTTTCACTCCAAAATTTTATAGACGTTTTAAACTTCTTTATGTAGTGGTTTCTGGTTTCTTCAGGGAGAGTCGATAATAAGAATTTACAGTAGGATTCCCACGTATGCCCCGGAGGGAGTTTTACATCTCGATAGCCTACAGCTTTTGTGCCTCCGTAAAAAGCTGCAAAGTTTGCGCCCTCTACTCTGCAAACAACTTTTACCCACACATCCGGATCAATTACACGGTATAAATTCAGTGTAGCCCTGCCCCATATGTTATATGGGCTTGCGACTCTCATCTGTTCAAGGGACAGCCCTGCTTTCCAGTAGAGATCATAGAGCCTGTTATAGTCGTATTCTTTGCGTCCATTCATGACCCAAACGTCTTGAGCTTCAAAATCATAGATCGGCAGACCAACATAATAATTTTCACTTGCTGTTCTAGTCCACTTCTGCCCTTTGTAGAGTATCTTTCTCTCGTTTGTGATTGACGAGTATCTGTTAAGTGATTCGTTTGCCCTCAATCCAAGCAAAACGATAGTTTTTCCCGGGTGGGTTTTAGCATACCACTTACCAAACTCTTCATAAAGTGCATCATCGGTCATTGCCAGCTTATAAAAATCAGGAATATTTTTGTTTTCCAAAGACAGAACATATGGCATTTCAGGTAATTGCCTTACCCATATCTCTTTTTCAACTGGATTCCAGGGGACCCAGGATAATTGATGCATGGAAACTGAGCAATTCACAGTCATCGGTACACAGAACCAATATGGTTCAATATCGTCGATGTTGTTCTCATACATTCGAGTTACAAACTCTGTTGTTTTTGTGTACTGTGCTTCATAGTCTTCATGGAATACCCCGATTCTTTGTTTGTACCCATGTGTTTTTTTATAGTCAAGTACAGCATTAAGGAGCATTCCACTATCTTTCCCACCAGAGAAAGAAACACATATATTATCAAAATCTTCAAAAATAAGTTTAAGGCGTTCTTCTAGTGCCTTGTCCACTTTCTTTTTGAGATATACTTTCCTTCCACTCACCTTGACCCCTGCCCCTTTATCCAGTTCTCAAATAATTTTTTTAATTCACTGACCGATTTTACTTCCCATTCCTCATTTTGCATGAGGCAATTTCCCTCAAAATCAACTGTTAGTACACAGAAATGCTCAGTCCAGTCAGAAAAAGCATATTCATCGTAGTATTTTTCAGCCCATTCAAGATGCACTATGGATTCATCGAGTCCGGGAGTTTCAGGGTCAAACACGTCCCCATTATATGCATTCAAAGCGTCTTTCAGGACATTTACAGAGTTCGTTTCAGGATTCCAGTTTCTAACAATCGTTTCAAGTTCGTTTGCTTCCATTGTAATCAACCTCTATATACTACATAATAGCCAATGATATATATAACTTTTGGCTATTTACAACAACTTAATTAAATCCTTAACCTTCGCTTTTTCTCCCTTAACAGCATCAACCTCTCGTTTAAAAGAGTCTGCTACATTCTCTTTTCTGGAAAGTGCTTCCCATATTTTCTCATCAATTCCAGGCCCGATTAAATCATAATACTGTATTTCGTGATCCAAGCCGAGTCTATGGCATCTATCCTCTGCCTGCAATCTTTCCGAATATTTAAACGAGTTTGAATAAAAAACAACATTAGAAGCCTCATTAAGTGTTAGTCCATGTCCTCCGCATGATTGAGTTGAAACAAAGAACTGCGCAGTACCCCTAAACTTTTCAACTTCTGCCTGCCTGATCTTCTGCGGCGTGGACCCTGTGAAAACTGCAACTGAATCAGGGCCGTAATACTCTTTAAGTGCGGCAACTATCCTATCTACATCATACCTGAATTTCGCCCAAATTATAGTTTTTTCATCATCAGGAAGTACATTAAGAAGAGTATCCAGCCGGGTTTCTGGAAATTCAAGAAAACCATATCTGTAAGGGCTTGGAACATCTCCTCTTATATGTCGATGATTCCAAAAACCGCTTGCGATCTGCTGAAGAACTCCGTATAATCGAAAAATAGTATATGGTTTGAAATCATCCATCATATCAATATTCAGGAGGATTTCATTTTTCGCAGTCTCGTAAGCGTCTCTCTGCTCGGCAGTGAGCTTAAAATACTTCGTCTTATAATGTTTCCCCGGCAGACTCATACACTCTTCTTTCGTGACCTGATACACGTAGGGAGCTATCTTCGCAGCTAATTGTTCAGTATTATGAGTTGCTACAATAAGTCCCGGATGCCGTTCTGAGTATTCCAGGTGATTATTTGCGAATGTGTACCATGAACGGTAGCCTAGTATATTAGGTGATAAAAATTTCATCTGAGAAAATAGGTCTTCAACTCCCTGAGAGATCGGTGTGCCCGTCAGGACAAAACGGTATTTTGCTTTTTCAGCTATGAGTATTATTCTCTCGGTTCGTTTCGCCCGATGTCCTTTTATGTAGCTTGATTCATCCAGAACTACAAATGTATTTTCTGTTATAAGTTCACGGGCTGCAAAAACTGACCGGTTCGAGGAGGACATTGATTCTATGCCGATCACATACCATCTCACATCCGGAATGTTTGTAGATGTGGTTTTATCATCAAAAACGTAAATGTCCCTTGCATCAGTGTGTTTCAGGATTTCTAAAAAAATAGTTTGTTTCAGGGAAACTGGACAGAACCAAACAACTTTATCTATTTTATGAAGTTTGCGTTTTATAATTTCTATTGCCGTTCTCGTTTTTCCGGTTCCCATTTCCATGAATAGCCCACCCACCCTTATAGGCTTCAACTTTTGAACGGCTGCTTCCTGCCAGGGCATTAATTCAGTCGTCGTCGCGAAGGCTTGCATGGATTCCAGCTTCTTCTTTTTTCGTTTGAGGTTCTATGATCGGCTCTTCAGCATCGCTCATATCGACTATAAGAGCGTCTTCTTTTGTCTGTTTTGCAGATTCTATAAGTTCTTTTGCTCCTTTAGACAACTTAAAATTATACTCTTCTGCGAGGTCCTGTATTGCCTCATACTGATAAGGAGGGATTACAACGTCAGGACGTGACCATCTACTGCCCGTAATAGCTCTCGCTGCCTTGTATATGCTTTCATTCCCATATTCCCATGAGAGGCAGAACCATCCGATGTGTGCCCCTCCGACGATGGAGTGAATCCAGCGTTTTTGTTCAGGCTCGTATTCTTTTTTTAGGATCTTCTCTTTTAGAGAGTCGTCTACAATTGAGATTATGAACCCCGCTTTCAGGAGGTGGATACATATTTCAGTTGCTCTATCGAGTGGTGAGCCCGTGAATGTATTGCATTTTCGTTCCCATCCTACTCCGAAACCGCCCCATGTTAATCCATGTCCCTTGACAATATCTCTAAAATCGTCGTCTCGTTCTAAAAAAGAAATATGAATATAGTTGCCGGATATTGAAATATCTGCAACCGTTTCAGTAACGGGCTTAACTGGTCGGATCGTTGTTTGAGCCATAAACGTCCACCGCCATTATTTATTAAAATTGTCAATGAATGTCTGAAACCTCAGAACGCTCTCTAGAACATCGAGCTCGGCGGTCATAAACCTAACTTCCAGCCATGCCTTATATTCTTCGTCTCCTTCTCCATGTTCTCTGAGATTAGCCCATTTTTCTTCAGAGTGTCGAAGTTTATTTCCAAGTTCGTATTTAGCTTTTTCAAGCTCGTTCACAGACATTACTTTATATTTTCTCGAATATTCAAGATATGGAGGGGTTGGTATTTTATCCATCGTTTACACCTCTTTTATGTTCTTGTATATACTACAATGTAGCCAATGCTATTTATACTTTTTGGCTACACACTGGACTTATTTCAATTTTCTATTTTAAAACATCATCCCCCATTTTCGATAATGCCTTTCACACTCACAACTTTTAAAACTAAGCTCTCATCCGTTTTTAAACAAATAAATAAAGATCAAGCCGAAGCCCTCTCAATCCAAATATCCGCAAATTTCATTGCAGGCCAACATGCAGCAGAAAAACACCGCTCTTTTAAATCCGCAGAACCAGAAGAGGACGAAGACAGCCTAACAAACACTGAGAAAGCCGAAATCGCCGCACTTATCGCGCTCTACCTGGGATATTCAAAAGGATTTAACAAAATAGCTGAAAAACAAATCTCTACTACAGTATCTGAAATGGTCACGGCAGGCAAGACACAAGATGAGATCCGGGCGTTCGTTGGTAGTGTTTTCTCAGGAAAAGAAAAGATAGTCATTGATAACATAGGAAAAATAAGAAAAGAGATAAGAGTCGATAAGAATCTACACATTACACAAGTTGAGAAAGTAGTCAAGCAAAAATACTATTCATCTCTTAATAATTACGCTGATCTCCTGGGTGATCAGGCCGCACATGACGCATACGAGAGCGGACGGAAAACAGCTAATATTTCAGAGGGATATTCAGACTGGATCTTCACAGGTCCAGCCGACGAAAGAGCGCGACCTCATCATGTGGCATTGATTGGCGAGACGTTCACGTATAACACAGATCAGAGCGCATACGCAGAAAGTTGCTTATCAGAACCACGGTGCAGACATCGCGCTATGGCTTTCTACGGTGACGATAGAGACACGAAAAAAGAAGTATGGGATAAACTTAAAGACGACGCTGGACTTTATTGGGATGAAGAAAAAGGAGAATGGAGTATTCATTAAGACTCGCTCCAAACAGGCTCTGGTTTAGTTATATCCATTCTCATCCCTCTACAAATTAATTTTTAATTTCCTTATAATCTCGCAACAGCTCCTAATCGCTTCTTCAAGTGTGACTTGCTCCATAACTTGTTTTCTAGGGGTCAATCTTTTAAAATGCCGTCTTTGTACATGATTTTTATTCAATCAAATCTTCCCCCACTATCATTCCTTCCCGGCGCATAAATCTAATCATTACACCATGCCATTTTAGCTGATGATTATATTTAATTTCAAGATTTTTTATTTTTGCAAACAAAACAAAAATTAATAATAACTCTGATAATATCGAAACTGACAGTATGAATAATCCATAATCAGTTATGTCCATGTATGCTCATCCTCATATTTATATTTCAGATCTACTAAATCAACCCCCGCAGGATATCCAAAAACGCACACCAAATGCCGTGAGGTTACATTATGCTCTATAAACGTTTTTAATATCTCTTCAAGTGTGTGATTAGAAGGATCAACTTCTTTATATTGAATATCATAATCAGTTAAAAGTAACTGAAATCCGGGATCAGATTTAACGAATGTAAGAAGAAGCGTTCTTAATGAAGTTCCTGCACAAGATCCCGTGATCCCAACATCTTCATACATTTTAAGAGAGGTTATTATTTCGTCATCCGTCCAACCGATAACATGAGCTAACGGATAAACATATGGAAATGCTCGATCCCTGTTAAATAACTCATCTGGAAGTTCTTCATTTACCATTTTCCCCTCCTGAAATGATACCCAATGCTTTTAATTCGTCGATCTGTTCATCTTCAAACAAGAGTATAGCTATTATTTCAAGGTCTTCATAGGTTGGATAATCCCCACAGTTTGTTATTTCTGTGAGGTAATACAACCCCTGTTTTATGATCTGCTCTTTAATTCCATTCAAAACGTCTGTTTTTTTGATGTGTGGAAATTCTGCCATTGCCTTATCTCCGTAGTTTGTTTTTTAATCAATTCAATCCATGTTTTATACTTACCACTGATCCCCGTTTTCTTTATATCTCTGAATCATTCTCTCGGCCTCTTTGTGTGTGCAGCCGTGGTTCTCGAGATGCCTGATGATATTTGAGTATTTCTTTTTACAGTATGGGCATTCCATTTTATTCACTTCCCTTCATTTTTTAATCCCCGTTCCTCCTTCTTACACTCTCATAAAAAGCATCCTCGATATTCTCTATCTGCTGTTTTGCATACAATTCAACGGTTTTATTAAAATAAACTGTCATAATCTGATAATTCCTGAAAACTCTTCTATACTCTTTACACTCATATGGTGAATGCTCATACAAGCAATCCTCACAATCCAAAAACTGCCCATCTTCACGCGAAATGCAACCAGATCTCAGTTTACTCATATCATAATATTCCAACCCCACGCATCCACATTTGGGGCATGATATCGTACTGCTCCCGGCTTTGTAAAACTTTTTCCTAGCTTCATCTGTCATGTCAAATATGTGACCGCAACGGAGACATTCAAAAACTTCGTACATTTTATTTCACTCTCCTTCATTTTCTCCAATCTATCTATTTTCTCGCAATACCTCAACAGTTTACAGTATTCGCGTTCTTCATCTCCCTGGGGATCAGGCATTTAGTATTTCCCCTCGAATGGTGGTCTACAAACATGATCCAAATAAACAACCCTCTCAAACATTTCTGATTTCTCGTTGTTGCATATGCCACTTTGTGCGTGTTTTCTGTCCCAATGTTTACAGTTTGCGCAGATTGGTTTGTCAAACATTCTTTACTCTCCTTTTCCAAGTTCTTTTATCCGATCTTCCAGCCCGATTAAATAATCAAGAGTCTCACTGAGCCCCTTATCTTTCCTACGGGCCTTCATCATCCGTAATTGATCCCTGATTTCTTCCCTAACCTTTGGAAGCGGAACCATCACAGGTTTCAGGTATTCCGCAAGTGCCGGGATCTCCGGGAGCACTGATAATTTATCTTCTTTAGTTTCGTAGTCTTCAAGGTGGTACTTCATAATCTCAGGTTAAGAGCCACCACCCGTCATCGTAAACAAGTACCTCCCCGTTCTCAGATACTCCCCACACCTCAACACCATCTCGCTCACATAGTTTTTCGTGGTAGTAAGATTCGGGGGTATCAAGATCATAGTTACTGATTACCTGTTCAAAATTGTCGGCTTCAGTTGCATCGTTTAGTTTCTGCACAAGTTCTTCATTTATCTTTGTCATAACTTATCAACCTCTATATGTAAATACACACTTATCATACTTATATGTTTTTACATACAAATCATATTTATAATTATCTTTGTGTTTTATACATTACTGTGCAATTTTATACATCAATGCAAGCGTTAACTAAGGCGAGAAAACATAATCAAAAACGCATACAGTAAAAAAGGCATCAATCGGCTTAATTTTAAGTTGCTATATGTTTTTAAGATATGATTTTGCAAAAAATCTTACGTTTTTCGGCCAGATATTATCTATTCCTATATGATGTAGAATAAACGAGTGAACAAAATATACCCAGTTTTTCAGAAGTAAAATCTATATTGAAAACCCAAAAAGAAGAATATATTATTATTCAGGTTAACGTATGTTTAAAACGTTATCATGTAGTAAATGTACACAAATGTACTACATATTTAATTAAATTTTATACTTTTTAACATATGAATTTAATGTACAATTGTGCACATTATAAAATTTTGGGATTCTCGGTAAAAAATGAGTTTTTAGATGTACAAAACTGTACATTTTAACAGTAACGAAATGTTTTATTTGCATAGTGTAGGGGCATCGGATCTTTAATACACCGAAACACATAGGCAAGTTCTCTTGTTAACGGTTGTGCAGTAAAGTAAACAAACCCCCCACTTCCCCCCAGGATTCAGTCAAAAAAGAGTAAATATTAAGGAAATGGTTCAGGTTGTTTACACAAAAGAAGGAGAAATGTAAAAAGAGGTTTAATTCAAATTTTGTATTTATTAATCCGTTCTGTATTTCCATGCTTCATATCATACTTAGCCGTCAAGTACCCTCCATAATAATGACGTTCATATGAGTTAGCAACCATTGAAAATAAACCGGTGTGGCTTTGTAGGATCCTCATCATTTCAGTGTTGTCATCATCTAAAGCGTCGTGATATCCGTTAATATAGTCTGGATTATCGTGTGCGGTAGCTGTTATAACCTGCTCTGGACACAAGATTGCGCCAATTGGGTATAAAATTAAACTTATTAAAAGTATAAATGTCCCTATAATTAATATATCTATTAATAATCCAAACAAATAGCCAAATACATTACTCAGTCTTTTATTTATCATTTTATTAAACCTTCCTCAAAAACTCATTACTCTCTTTTATCAGTATCTCTTGGGAATCCTCTTTAATCACTGTAATTGTCACACATTTGCTTAAAAATAAATAGATCATAATTGCAACCTCGATTGCAATGATTATATTATTCACTGTGATGGTAGTCATATCTTTTATAGCTCCTTCAAACCACTGTCATTTAACAAGGGTCATTATACTCAATATCTCCAAACTCCAATTCATCCTCCAACGGGCAATCCTCCAAAATATCTTGTGTTCCATCCGTGTAACATCTTGGGAATAGTAACCCATCATCATCTATGCCAGGTTCTTCGAGTTTCATATCTGGATGTTTGCACCTGGGTTTTCCCATGATCCATTCAACGTGATTACATTCTGTGCACTTTGATATAATTAGGATTTTTGACATTATTTCAACTCCTTTTTCTCCAACGCTCTCCGTATTCCATTTAACTCATATGCGATGGAAGAGATTTCAATGAGTGCTATAAAAAACATTACAATATAGTAGTCATCAGACATTTTACATTACACCCCCTTCTTTATTTCCTCAGAATCTCCTGTAAGATAATTATACCATCTCTCTATACGTCCATCCTCGGTTTCTTCATAGTCATCTTCATCAAACGTTTTATACTCAATAACTTCTAATGAAATCTCTTTCAGAAACTCATAAAATATGTCTAGCTCGTCTTCATAGTTTTTAATTGAACAGTTTATTGTTAAAAAACCCCATCAAAAATCTCATATTTAAATAGTTTATTTTCTCCGAATGGGATCAAATCAGATCTCCATAGAGTTACAAAGTTGTGGTTAAAAAGATCCCCCCATTTAGTATCTTCAAAAACAATCATTCTTATTTTTTCACGGTGTTCTGGTTTTATATTAGCTTTGCATTTTAATTCAGTGTAATAACCCATTCATTCTCAACTCCTTTAAAATCTCTTGTTCTCTTACCTTCAAACTGTGTAAACTCATTTTTAAACTAAATCGGCCAGGGTATTTATCCATCAACTTTTCAGTGTCTTTAATTAAATCTCTAAGGTCTGAAAGTTCTTCCTGGACGTTAGGCATTTCAATCCCCTTCTACAATCTTAAATCCAAAAACTTCTTCCATAAACTTCAATCCATCAGCAGATACATGATAATAAACCGAAGGATCTCCATTATGACAGGTCGCTGCCCCACACTCTACCAATGTTTCCCAATTAGTATCCTTTCCACAAGTGCAAAAATAATTTCTATAAGCTGTATATTTCCCATGTTTAGGTTTTGCGCCGACTTGATCAAGACCTACCGCGTGTTTCATCAAGTCAAATTGACGAATTGTTAGGTTTTCGTATTTTTTATTCATTGTTTAAGCCTCCATTCTCTAGTCTTAGTGCTTTATGCAGTTTTATATTTGCTGATCTTATACACTCAGTAAATTCATCATCTTCGGGGTCCCATAAATCTACATCATTTGTACTATCGTAAATAGCTTGAATTTCGTTGTGAGTCAGGCTTAGAAGTGGGGATTCTTCAAGCTCCTTTATCCTAGCTTCCAGCCCAATTAAATATTCAAGAGTCTCACTGAGCCCCTTATCTTTCCTGCGGGCTTTCATCATCCTTAATTCGTCTCTTATTTCTTCGTTTACTTTTGGGAGTGGAACTTTTACCATCTTTAATCCTCATATTCTTCTTCCGGAATAACTTCAACCTCAAACTTTACATCCCATTTGTAGCCGTTTAATTCAATTTCTCTAATGATGATGCCGCCTGCTGAAATCCACGGGTTATCCCTATTATCAGTCTCAAGTAAATCAACTGTCTTTTCCATTTCTTCAATTTCTTTCGTTGTAAATTTGAACATATCTTAAACCTCTATATGTAAATACACACTTATCATACTTATATGTTTTTACATACAAATCATATTTATAATATTATCTGTGTTTCATACATTCCCGTACAATTCCATACCTCAAAGTAAGCATAACCCAAAACACAATCAAAAATAGGAGCAATAAAAAAGAGTAATTAAAAAAAAGAATAATCAAGAATTCAATCTCAAAACATACTTCCCCCGAATCCCCGCTCTAAACTCCTCCTCCTCCTGCTCAGTCCACTGCCCCCATATACAATCTCTCTTACTATTCAAATTCTCACACGGTCCACGGCCTTCTTTGTTCAGGAGACATTCACATGTTGCAAAATGAGAATCTGTATGAATCTCGCAAAAATAATGTAGTGCCATTTGGTCAGCTCGTTTTTTAGATGAGGGTATGCGGAAGTGTGTTTTATATATTTCTATTTTATTTTTATATGTGATATAATAAACATATTTTAAAGTGTATGGAATGTTGGGCATTATGTTTGATACCAAGAGGGTACACTAAACAATCAAAAAACAGTAAGAAACACATAGCAAAAATTAACCGATACTGTTTCTAAAAAAAAAGAGTAATTAAATCATCTCTCACAATCCGCATTTCGCACTTTCCGATTCTCAACCCATCCCTTAATTTCAGGCTGGCAATCTAAATAAAGTGGACACTCTGATCCGGTACATTCAGCGCGGGGATCTCGGTTCATTGGTCCATCCTCTATTATATGCTATTCGCTGTTGCCGCCATCCATCCCAGACACGCAAAAAATGAAATCCAACTGGGGTCATTCATTGTATAGGCCCCAAATATAACAAAACATGTCCCACATAAGACAGTTATAAGTTTCATATTATTCTCCCTTCATATTCAAGATTACGTACTGATTAATCCATATTTCTCCATGTGTCATGTTTTTTTCTGCTCCCATTCTTCAATTTCTTTCATCATTTTGAGAAGTTTCAGTTTTTTGGATTTTGTGTATTTTGACATTTATACCACCACATATAAATCAGTCATGATTAATCCTCTACAAATTCAATTATACTTTACTTCTTTCTATGTTTCCCCTCCATCTTGCATACACAAATATTATGAGAATTGACGCTGGAACTCCAGCGATCATAACCCCCTGCGCAATAGCCATAAAACATTCATAATGCGTTAACATCTTCTTCCATCCTCTTCTGTTCTTCTATGTTTATTCCTACAATTGTGCATGTCCTTGCAATTGTAGTAAAATGAATGTCAGCGGGATTCGATTTTACAACATTTATGAACAGTGCTCTTATCTTGTCCTGTATTAGCCCCAATTCTGATTCTATTGTACCTAGTGAATCGAGGACGGTACGGTTTTCTTCGCATTGCGCGGCGATTGTATCTATCGCAGATTGAATTTTATCGTTCATTTTTATCATTCCTCTACTTTTTCATATGTGGAATTAAATCTCTCTCCCTTTACACCGGTTAGAATCCAATCGGTAGGGGATATTATCATGTTGCCTTCCAGAGTTTTTATAATGGGATTTCCCATGATATCGAATCCATCTTCCATGCCTGGTGTGTATTGATCACCATCGACTAATGCGGTTTTTCTGTATTTTGCCATGATTTAGTCCTCCGTTTCTTTTTTGTCTGGAATCTCGTTCCAAAGCACGCTTTTGCACTTTGGACACTGGTGCGGTTTCGCCAGTCTTGAAGTCCAGTGATGCCCGCACCTTTCACATGTACATTCAGATCTCCGTACTGATTTTATCATAATCCAAACTCATCTGTTTTCTTATTTATAAGTATCCGTATGAGTAAGGTATTAATACAATGCCATACTTAATATACTTTACGCATACGTATTATTATAAAGTATATTATAAGTATGGGGCAATATATGAAACCGTTACTTGTTTTACTATTTGGATTTATTTTACTTTCTGGCACAGCATCAGCCGACACTCTCACAGTTTCCGGCACAACCGGCGCAGACATCCAAACCGCATTAAACAGCGCAGCAAATGGCGACACTGTGATTATTCCAGCAGGGGAATACGACATCTCAAAACAGATCTCCACAACCGGAAAAGACCTGACAATAGAAGGCTCCGGTGATGTCACTCTTAATATTAATACAGGGGGATCACCAGGATTACTACTCAAGGGCGCACTCATAACATCTCAATCAATCACTATCAATGCTCAAAAAGGTTCATCTAAAGTGGTTTTAAGTGACGCTTCCCCGGTCAGCCAGAGCGATCTAATCAGGATATGGAATGATAACCAATGGTGTCCAAATGATTACCCTGCCCAAACTACAGGAGAACTTTATCTGATCGAATCTGTAAGCGGAAACACCATAACACTTAATCAACCGCTTCTCAGGGATTATAACCTCAAGGATCAGGTCACGGTGGAAATCTTCAGACCCGCTGAAATACATATTAAAAATATTAAATTCCAGAATCAGGACGCAAGCGGGGCAAGAGAAGGGCTTGAACTTCGTTATTGTAAAGACTCTTCTGTGACGAATAGTTGGTTTAAAGATAACGGGCGAGCTTCTTTAAAAATATATACATGTTTTAACGTGGACATCTCAGATAATGAGATTTATAATTCCGCAAAAGAGGGTATGGGTTACGGTGTGGCGGTTGCCGATGCATCGGCATTTATTAATATAAAAAATAATCACATCGAAAATTGCAGGCATGACATAATGAGTGGCACATCAGATTTCAAAGCATTGAATAGGGATATTCTTATAACTAACAATGTTTTAATCGGTGGCTCAGTCCCAGGCTCCCAGGTAGTCGATGCACATCCTAATACTATCAATTACGAGGTAACTAAAAACAAAATATATCCTCAGGATGCGTTCTGTGCATTTAATGACGGTACACAGCATTCAATTTTTTCAGAAAATGAAGTATATGGTGGGCACGGTGCAGTTGCAAAACGGGGCAGACTGGACGGATGTGAATTTGAGATAACTAACAATTACGTAGATACAAAGGGGTTTCTGTACGCGGGAACTGGAGAAGGGGCAGGAGAATCCCTAATAATAAAAAATAATGAACAGGTCGGTGATAGTCAATGGTATGGGGTTGGACTGTCTTCGGAAAGCTTTAAGACTATAATCATAAACGGGAACGAGTTTCGTAATTTAAAAGAATATGGGATAAAAATAAAATGTCTGATTGATGGGATGGATATTGAAATATCCGATAATACATTTTCTAACGTTAATGGGGAGAAAATATCTATTATTGAGAATTCGCATGACCGTGGAGACGTGTCATTGACTAACAATGGAGATGGTGCTGAATATACAAAACGCGTAGAGAAAAAAACGGAAATTACAGATACCATAACAGTTTCGGGGTGTGACGGAAGCTCCGATCAAGATACGATAAACGAAGCTCTTGAAAATGCAGAACCTGGAGATACTGTTTTTCTACCATCAAAGACATACCTAGTCGATGGCCCAATCGATATCAATTGTTCAGGGGTTACTCTGCAAGGAGAAGACGGGACAGTTATCAAGGTCGCAAAGACGAATAAACAATGGTTCAAGGGTCTCACAGGGATCATAAACTCAGTTGGATTCGATGATATCTCAATTAAG